CAAGAGTTTTTTGAAGAAACCAAATAAAACCAAAAGAAACCAAATGGTTTTCTCGAAGAACCAAACGAAACCAATAGCCCCCTAAAGTACAAAGTACAAAGTACAACTGATACTAAAGTATCAGATGTTACTACTGTTGTTGTTACGCAGAGTTCGACGGATGCCGACCTTGCAAAGATAGTCCAGCAGTATGAGGCGGTTATTGGAACATTCCCACGGTCCGCTCTGGATAAGCTGCAAGGCTGGCGGGAGGTGTTCAGTACCGAGATGATTCTGCTGGCTATCAACAAGGCGGCGGAATCCGGGAAGCGCTCGTGGAACTACATCAACGGAATCTTGTCGAACTGGCAGCATAGCGGAGTACATACCCCCGGAGATGCAGCTGCAAGCGACGAGAACCACAAGAGACCGACCGGCAGGGCGGGAAGCCCCCGGCAACCCGCAGAAAGCACGAGAGACCAGCTGGCCCGCGTACTGGGCAACATGGACAAAGAAAGGGGTTTTGAGACATGACCAAGGAAGAGGCGGCGGAGCTGATCTTGATGAACGCGACGCTGTATAAGCTGGGAACCAAACCGCTGACAGACGACGAGATGAAAACCACCATCGACGTCTGGGCGTATCAGTTCAAGGACTATCCCGGCGAGGTTGTCAAACTCGCATTCCTCGCGGCGAACCGCGTATGCGTTTACCCCATCACGGTGGCGGACATCTTCAAGCAGCTGTCCCAGAACATCGACCCGGACGCCGAGTGGGTGGCGCTGGCGGATGCAGCGCACAGGGCGCAGAAGTACATCAGCTGGCGCACCTGCCCGATGGTGACCGGCATCGACGAGAAAGGCGGGCTGCTGCGGAGCGACGGCACCGGAGAGCTGAAAGCCCTGTTCGATGGGCTTCCCCCGGCGGCAAAGTCCTATGTCGGCAGCGTCGGCGGGCTGGAAGAGCTGGCCCGGACGCCGGACCTGACCTATCGCCGAGTTGAGTTCCTGAAGCAGTCGCGGGAGGATATCACGACCGCGCCGCGGGAAGCCGCTCGTCTGCGCTGCGGCCCGGAACCGGCGAGATTGGAGGCTGCCAATGCCTAAGTTCAAGGTGTCCGTCGAGTGCCATACACCCGGCAGGGACGAAATCCACTGGCTGAAGCTGGAGGCCGACGACGAGGGCGATGCAGCAATTCAGGGTATCTATCATGCCCGCGACCGCTGGCCGGACGCTTGGACTATCACGGTCCGCAAAATCCGCAAGGTGGAGGTGACCCACTGCAATGGACGTTGAGCAGCTTTCGCTCTTCACCATGCTGGCTCCGGCGCTGCCCGCTGTGGCGGTCTGCTGCATGGACGGCAACTGGGCAGACGCTGCACCCGCCGAAAGCTGGATGCAGCGTCTTGTGCAGGGCGGTGAGTACGTCGTTCAGGTCGCTGGGCATCCGATGGTGCTCAGACCGGCAGATGGAACGGCAGACGACGTTCCGGCGGGCCACCGGTATTATCACTACACAATAGGCGGACGCCTGTTCTCAGGCGTCTTTGTCGGGAGGGACAAGGAGTGACGATGAAATACAAAGTGATCTTTGCAGACCTTGGCTGGTACGAGGTCAATGCAAAGAGCAAGGCAGAGGCGGAGAGCATCGCGCTCTTCGCCGCCAAGAACTTCCACCCGGAGCGGGAGAAGTTCGAGATTGAGAAAACGGAGGCGCTGCCGAATGGATGAAGAAATGACCGGCCTTTTCAGGTGCCGCAACTGCGGAGCCGTCTTTGAGGAAAAAGTGGATGTGGCGCGGTCTGTGAGCTGGGCCATCAAAGACATAACGGAGAATCTTGGAGGGGATGGCATTACAAGCGTGTTTCACAGGACGTCTCTTCCTGAGAGGTTTGTTCTCCACTGGTGCAAACGGGACAAGGTCTGCATCTGCGACCTTATCGGCTGGAAGGTTGGAAAGGAGGCACAGGACGATGGAAACTGATGTTCGCCCGGTTGACGCCAACGAGCTGCTGAAACAGGCCGTCTACTGCCGGGAAGAGAACGGCGTGAATGTGTACGCCGTGCCCATCAGCTGTATCTTTGCCGCTCCCACCCTGAAGGTGGAGCCTCAGGAGGTGGCAAAAGATGGCTGAGGAAAAAAAGATCGCCCGGCTGGTCGATGTTGGCGAACTGGAAGCTGACCTCAAAAAAGACCTCGCAGAAGAGGAGGCCAAGGGCAAGGCTGCCGACATCCTGTTCTGCGAGGGCATCGAAGATGAGCTGCCCGACCTCGAAAAACTTCCCACCATCGACCCGAAGACGCTGCGGCCTGTGGCGCACTGGGAAGAAATTCCCGGCTCCTATGAGGTCTGTGCCGGGAAAAGCGGCTCGTGGTGTGTAGCCGCGACCCGTTGCTCAAACCCAGATTGCGGAGAGGCCAATCCGTGCGGTCTCAAAACGCCGTTTTGTCCGATGTGCGGATTCAGAATGGAGGACGTGCCGTATGACGATGATTGACCGCGACGAGCTGCTGAAAAAGATTGTCCCGATGGGCCTGTCGAACGGCTCTGTTCTGGGACACCATAGCGGAACGGCTGATGTCATTGCAGAGATGATTCAAAACGCGCCTACCATTGACCCGGCAAGCTGCCTGAATTGGCACATCGGCAAGCCGCCGGAGCATAAATCCATATTTGCTAAGTTCAAAGGCACCAAGAAATGGCTGCCCGGAATGTTTGAGACCGTGTCCAACGAGGTGCTTGTAACTATCGAGCTTCCGAACAAAACCAGAATCGTGACAGTGTCGAACACGACAGATGGCAAATGGACAGGCTGCTGCAATAACTTCCCCGGCGACGTTGTTGCGTGGACTGAGAAACCGGCACCGGCGCCGAAAGGAGTTTTTGTCTAATGGCTGATTACATCGAGCGGGGACCGCTGCTGGAGGCGTTCAAGGCGAAGTGCTGCGAGGACTGCCCCGGCGGGTATGACCGCGCAAAGTGCAAGAGCTGGTGCGACGCTGCGGACGAGATTGCACTGGTAGAAGATGCCCCGGCAGTCGTCCCGGATGCCCAGCGCTGGCGCAAGACCGCAGAAGAGCCGCCGACTGAGGCTGATGCAAACGAGGACGGCTGCGTTCTGAGCATCAACATAAACCCCGGCGACATGAACACAACAGCTTGGCCGTGGAATATGGTGGCAGCCTTCCCGGATAACCTTCCAGTCTGGATGCCGTTGCCTAAAAAGCCGCGCTAAAAGAAACTATGGGAGATGAACACACAAAATGACATACAAGGAGTTTTTGGAGCGCAAAATCGACATTGCGCCCCTGTCCGGTATCGAGATTGACCCCGCCGAGGTCAGCCCGGCGCTGAAAGATCACCAGCGCGTGAGCGTCCTGTGGGCGCTGCGCGGGGGCCGCCGTGGCATTTTCGCCAGCTTCGGTCTGGGAAAGACCATCATGCAGCTTGAATGGTGCAGGCTGCTCCAGAAGCACGAGGGCGGCCAGACGCTCGTTGTGATGCCGCTGAACGTCCTGCCGGAGTTCAAGGCCGACGCCGTGAACCTGCTTGGCATGGACGAGCCGCCATACTGCCGCACGATGGCCGAAGTGGAGGCCAGCACGGCCCCCATCGTCCTGACCAACTACGAGCGCGTCAGAGACGGCGACATTGACCCGCATCATTTCACAGCGGTCAGTTTAGACGAGGCTGCCACGCTGCGCAGCTTCGGAAGCAAGACCTATCAGAGCTTTATGCAGAAGTTCAAGGGCGTCAAGTATAAGCTGACCAACACGGCCACACCGTCCCCGAACAGGTACAAAGAGCTGATTCACTACGCCGGGTTCCTCGAAATTATGGACACCGGCCAGAGTTTGACCCGCTTTTTCAAGAGGGACAGCACCAAGGCGAACAACCTGACCCTTTATCCGGGCCGCGAGCGGGAGTTCTGGATTTGGTGCGCCAGCTGGGGGCTTTTCCTTCAGAAGCCGTCCGACCTCGGATTCTCGGATGATGGTTACGCCCTGCCGCCGCTGGATATCCGGTATCACAAGCTGACCAGCCTTGACCGGCCCGCTGAATTTGAAGCCGACGGCCAGATGAAGCTCGGCCATGATGCTGCGATGGGCTTGTAGGATGCAGCCAAAGAGAAGCGGGACAGCATCGACATCCGCGCCGCTGAGGTGGCCCGCATCATCGCGGAGGCCCCGGTGGATGAACACTTCGTTGTCTGGCATGACTTGGAGGACGAGCGCAAGGCCCTGAAAAAAGCCGTCCCGGAGATGGTGGACATCTACGGCAGCATGGATCTCGAAACCCGCGAACAGCGCGTCATGGACTTCGCGCAGGGCAAGACCCGCATCTTCGGCACGAAGAAAAGCCTGTCCGGCTCTGGTTGCAACTTCCAGCGGTTCTGCCACCGGGCAATCTTCATGGGCATTGACTATGAGTTCAACGACTTTATTCAGGCCATTCACCGCATTTACCGCTTTCTCCAGAAGTCGCCGTGCGTGATTGACATCCTGTACATGGACACCGAAACGGAGGTGCTGCTGGCCCTCCAGCGGAAGTGGAAACAGTACGATGCCCTCAGCGAGCAGATGGAAGAAATTATCAAAGAATACGGCCTCGGCAGCCTTGCACTGGAGGTCTTAAAGAGAACGATAGGATGTGAGAGAGTGGAAGTCAAAGGTAACAACTACACAGCAATCAACAACGATTGCGTAGAAGAGGTCAGGAGCTGGCCGACGGACAGCATCGACCTGTATGTGACCAGTATCCCGTTCGGCAACCATTACGAGTATTCGCCCTCGTACAACGATTTCGGGCACAACCCGGATGACGGTGAGTTCTTCAAGCAAATGGATTTCCTGACGCCGGAGCTGCTGCGCACCTTGAAGCCCGGCCGAGTAGCTGCAATCCACGTCAAAGATCGCGTGGAGTTCGCCAACGTCACCGGCCTTGCAGCTCCCACCATTGAGCCGTTCCATGCGGACTGCATCGAACATTTCCGCAAGCACGGGTTCGCGTACTTCGGGATGATTACCGTGGTCACGGACGTTGTGCGCGAGAATAACCAGACCTACCGCCTCGGATGGACGGAACAGTGCAAGGACGGCACCAAGATGGGCGTCGGCTGCCCGGAGTATATCTTGCTGTTCCGCAAGCTGCCCACCGATTGCAGCCGTGGCTATGCCGATACGCCGGTGAAGAAGTCCAAAGAGGAATACACCCGCGCCCAGTGGCAGATTGACGCTCATGCGTTTTGGCGTTCCAGCGGCGACAGGCCTTTTGCTAGGGAGGAGCTGGAGAAGATTCCGACCTCCAAACTCCAGAGCGTCTACCGGAAGTTCAGCCGCGACAGCGTCTACGACTACGGCGAGCACGTCAAACTCGCAGAAAGCCTCGACAAAGACGGACGGCTGCCGAGCACCTTCATGGTCGTTGCACCCGGTTCATGGGATATGACGGTCTGGGACGACATTGTGCGGATGAAAACGCTCAACACCTCCCAGAGCCAGCGGCGGCAGAACCTCCACGTCTGCCCGCTTCAGATCGACATCGTGCAGCGCCTGATTGAGCGGTACAGCAATGAGGGCGAACTTGTTGCTGACCCCTTTGCAGGGCTTTTCACGGTGCCGTATGAGGCGGTGAAGATGAACCGTAAGGGAAAGGGCGTGGAGTTGAACCCTGACTATTTCCGCGACGGCGTGGGCTATTTGGAGGCCGCAGACGCCGAAAAGGACGCACCCACCCTGTTTGACCTGCTGGAGAATGGAGCCTGAACATGAGCAATGACAACATGAGCCGGAACGCCGAGCACTATGCAGACCCGACTCCCGGCACCGCGATGCGGAACATCCGCAAGGAAGAATACCAGAAAGAGGCCGCCCGGCTGCTGCAAATCAGCATTCTGGTGCCGATGCTGCGTCAGATCGCAGAGTGGTCCGGCTTCGACATCATTGGCCGCATCCCGCTGCGGGACAGGGTCACCGGAAAGGAGTATCGGTAATGGACAACAAAATTCTGGAAGAGGCTCGCGATACCATGCTGACAGCCTGCGAGAAGCTGGGCTGTGCCGGTATCATCAGCAGTTGGACGCGCAGGGACGGCACGGTGGTCAGACTGTCGCTGAAAATCATGCCCCATAACGAGGACACCATTGCGGATGCCATCTGCGACATGGACGATGAAGAGCTGGCCAAGCGCCTTATCCCCATTGTCGTGAACCAGATGTGCGCGGATGGGGTCCCGACCGAGGAAGAAGCGCTGAAGTGGCTCCAGCAGCCTGCCAGCTGCCTGAAGGAGTAAGGAGGACAAGATGGCACAGCATTACAAGATCGACTGCGACAGGGTGGAGGACCGGAAGGCGCTGGTCGTCGTCCTGTCGATGAACGGCTATATCGTCCGCATGGGCAAGGAAAAGCGCAACGGCAAATCCGCCGTGATCTACTTCGTGGAGTATTGGAGGGGCGACAATGAGTGAAGAAATGCCCCTTGAGCGCGCGGCGGAAATCCTCGACCCGGCGCACCGCGAGAGCTACGAGAGCATAGAGCAGGTGAACGAGGCTTGCAGGATGGGCCGGGAGGCCATTCTGCTGAAGATCCCGCGCAGCCCCTACCCGGACGGCGACAAGAGTATTCTGGCCTGTCCCAACTGCGGGAGCGGCGAATATCTGCACAATATCGACACGGCCCGGAACGTATTCTGCGGCCAGTGCGGACAGGCTATTTTGTGGGAGGACGACGATGAATAAAACCAGAACGGCGGCAAGCATTCGCCGCAGCTACATGGGCGCTCGCAGCCGGGCAGAGGGCGCGGGTTTCGAGAACATCATCAACAGCGCTTGCGCGTATTACTGCTCCATCGGTCTGGCGGACGTTGAAAAGACCCCGGAACCGATGAAGCCGATTGGAAGTCCTGACCGTGCGGGCCGGTTTATCGCCTGTTACACCAAACAGGCCCAGCCGGACTACAAGGGCGTTCTCAGGGGTGGCAAGGCAGTCAATTTCGAGGCGAAGCACACGGACAGCGACCGCATGACTGCCGACCGTGTGACGCCCGAACAGGCAGCCCGCTTGACCCGCACTGAAAAGCTCGGCGGCATCGCCTTTGTCCTCTGTTCTTTCAGCGGCAGATACTTCTACCGCGTTCCGTGGGCCGTCTGGCGCGATATGAAGCGCCTGTTCGGCCGAAAGTACATCACCCCGGCGGATTTGGCAGAGTACCGTATCCGCGTTGCAGCGCCCGGAGTGCTGCTGTTTTTGGAAGGAGTTGAAACGAATGCGCCCGATTGAAGAAATCAAGAAGAGCCATCGCCTGATGATCGTGCGGGAGGGCTGGGACGGCTTCATGGCCTACCTCGTCCACCCACAGTATAAGCTGCAGACTGTGGGCATTGTTGCATCGTGGGGCGGCGGCTGGGAACACGTCAGCGTGAGCCTCCCACGCCGCTGCCCGACGCGGGACGAGATGTGCCTTATCAAGGACATCTTCTGGGACGAGGAAGAATGTGTGGTGCAGTTCCACCCGCCGCGCAGCCAGTACGTTGACACCCATCCGTACTGCCTCCACCTGTGGAAGAAAATCGGCGAGACCTACGAGACCCCGCCGAAAGAATTTGTTTGACGAAAGGAGCTACCACATGAGTAAAAGAGAAAACCGCCGCATCCGGCAGCTGGAACGCCGCGTGGCAGAGCTGGAAAAGAATATGCCCGCGCCTGACTGCCAGATTCGCGTTGACGCGGAGAACTTCGTGCCGGAAAAGCTGGCACAGGACATCGCGGAGGCCATTGGTAAGTCCGCCGGAAAGAGCGTTCAGGTGCGGCCCGCAAAGACCTGCAAAACCTTAAGCGACGCGCTGCGGGAAATCAGCGACGCGCTGCGGGAAGTCTTTGGCGCAAAGTGACCGGCCCGCAGCCGGAGACAGAAAGAGGGGTGTATATGGAGATTAGGGCATGGAGAGCATGGGAACCCAAAGGGATTCTTGATACAGAAGAAGTGAAAAAGTGGTTTCAGAGTTGCCGAAATATGGCTGAAGCCATCCACAACCAGCGTGAAAAGGTCGCCCGTCTGCGGGACGCTGCAACGCATATCACGCAGAACTTGAACGGAATGCCGATGGCATCCGGCAACGGAGATAAGATTCTGGAAGTTGTGTGCGACAGGGACGCGGAAATCCGAAAGCTGAACCGCATGGAAACGGAACTGGTTAAGCGCCGCATGGAGGCCATCTCCCGCGTTTTCTGCATCGTATACGCCGAGAATGGGTATAGTATCCGCGTTGCGGACTACCTGCGCAGCTACTACATCGACTGCGAGACCACGGACAAGGACGGCTATTTCAAGCTCAAAACCTATGAGAACGTCGCCGAAGAATACGACGTGTCCGTGAAAACCGTTGCCAATGGTCTGAAGAATGGGCTGGAAGCACTGGCCGAAATCTGGCCCGACATTACGAGGGATAGTGCATAATGCGCAAGATACACAAATTTAGAGCCTGATTTTTCGACACGAGCATACCTTGGCATTACTGTGCCTTGTGAGTATGCTTATTACAAGCGCAACCGCGCATTGCGGCACGGCGCTAAATAAGAGGAGAAGCAGAGCGGCACGTCACTCCCCGCTGCTTCTTCGCTTTTTATGTGGATGCAGGAAATGACGGTGCGAACAGCAGGTGAACGCCGTGGCGGTTTGATTCCGCCCATCTGCACCAAGACCCGCCACCCCGTAGGCGGAAGTGGACGCATGACCTAATCAGTCACCGGGAGCTGCTGCGTTTCCCAAGCGCAGCGCATTTTCCTTTCTTTTTCTCTTTTGACGGCTTTGCATACAATCCGACATGATTTTCCTCCTATAACAGCTGCCCGGAGGCCCCGGAACGCTTAGGCGGTGCGCGTGTATTCCGCTGGTGTGTGCGTCCAACCCCTGCGCCCTGAACTGCGACCGACCATCGCAGCAAGGGGCCTTTTATATGCCGTTGTAGCTCAAGCAGAGCGCCGCCCAGTTAAGGCGGGTCACATTGACGATACGCAAGAGCGGCCCTGTCCGGCCTGTCCCCGGATGGATTGAAACTCTTGTGGTGCTGGTTCAAGTCCAGCCATCGGCTATTATATGCCGCCCTAGCGCAACGTGGAGCGCATTCGTGGGAGTAGCCACGGATGGTTCGATTCCGAAAGGCGGCTGTCATGTGCTCGTAGCTCAGTTGGTAGAGTACAGGACTTTTAATCCTGAAGCCGTGGGTCCAAGTCCCACCGGGCGCACCAAAACAAAAACAGAGGGCTGTCCAGCAACGGACAACCCTCTGTTTCATTTTGCGGTTATGCGAGATGCAGATATCTTTCGAGGCCCTCCTGCAAGATGGCGGAGTAAGGAGCATGAGCGGCTTCAGCTGCATCGTTCAGCCATGCGGGAATGCTCAAAGTCTTTTTGACGGCACGTTTGGTGCTGGCGGGCTTCGCGTCGATCAGCGAAACGAAGCAATGCTCTTCGGGCTTGATGTTCTGGATGGGAGTAGGAGCGGGCAGCTGCTTTCCCTCTTCCAGCACAACAGCAGCGTATCCGGCGAGAGCTTCTTTCGCACCCTCCATCGTTTCGGCGATGGTGTCACCGAAAGACTGGCAGCCCTCCAAGTCGGGAAATTCTACCCAGAAAGAACCGTCCTCTTCGTGGAAGATAGCAGGATATACAAGCGTCATACAAAAGTCCCCTTTCATTTCAGGCCGTGCCGTTTCAGGATTGCGTTTAGCAGTCCGTTCGGAACGTCTTTGCCGTGAATTGGAATCGTTTCAATTTTGCCGTCTTTTTCGAGAATATGGTGGCTGCCGTTCACGCGGACGACTTTCCAGCCATTTTTCTGCATGAGTTTCAGTAGGTCTTTATCTCGCATCTTTCAATTTCCTCCTCACCAATAGTATACTACGTATTTACGTATTTGTAAAGACGTTTGATGAATTAACGATAAATTTTTTAAGGAGGGTAGCATGATTACCAAAGAATTATTGAAACTTCCGGTTGCGGACCTTGTGCCGTATGAGAACAACCCGCGCGTGATCTCCCCGGAAGCTGTGAACGCCTGCGCGGAGAGTATGCGCCAGTGCAGCGCACTTGACCCCATCGAGGTGGACGAGAACAACGTCATTCTCAGCGGCCACACCCGCCGCCTCGCTCTGATGCAGCTCCATGTGGAGATGGCCGACGTGGTACGCTACACCGGCCTGACCGAAGAGCAGAAGCAGAAGTACCGCATCCTCGCCAACAAGACCGGCGAAATGACCGGCTGGGATTTCTCCAAGCTGGAGCAGGAACTCGCGGAGGTGGATTTCGGAGACTTCGACTTCAACTTTGACAGCGAGGCCCCGGAGGACATCTTTGACGATTCCACAGACCTGCGCAGCGAGTACGAGGAACCGCACGATGACCGTCTGATCTGTCCCTGCTGCGGCCACATCGACCTTAAAGCAAAATTCAAAAAATTTGAAGGAGTCACTGGCGATGCACAAAACGGCAATGAGTGAAAATATTCCTCAGTGCGCTGGAGAACAACAATGCTCGTCTGGATGAACTCGGCTCGATGCACTACAACCTGATGTCCTACTACTACATCCCGAAGAATCTCAAAAGAGCGCAGGGCATTGTTGAGCAAAGCGAGCGCATCATGATAGATTCCGGCGCCCACACATTCCAGAAAGGCAAGACAAAGCTGGACTGGGAAGAGTACACCGAATCCTATGCGCGTTTCATCCGGGAAAACGACTGCGACAAGATAGTGGGCTATTTCGAGATGGACGTTGACAAGGTGATAGGACTTGAGCGCGTCATAAAGCTGCGCAAACGGCTTGAACAAGAAACGGACAAGATTATTCCTGTCTGGCACAAAGGACGCGGAATTGAGGACTTCTACGGGATGTGCGAAGAGTACAGCGGCAGGGTCGTTGCTATCACCGGCTTCAAGAACGAGGACATCAAAGACCACCAATACGCACAATTCCTGAAGATAGCGTGGCAGCATAACTGCCGCGTTCATTGTCTGGGCATGACCCGGCAGGATGTGCTGAAGAAAGTTCCCTTTGACTATGTAGACAGCTCTTCGTGGACGCAGGGCGTTCTATATGGCCGTTTGGGAGGGCGAAAGCTCAAAAATGAAAAGACCGCTGCGGAACGCGCCGTCATGCGCCAACGGCAGTGGGAAGCTGCATACAAGGAGGCAATGAAGATGCAGGAGTATTACGAAAGCTACTGGTTCACCACGACCGCCAGACTGAAAAAGTCTCTGGGGGGGGTACTGATTATGCACAGTAATATGAAGTCCCTCGCTTATGCCGCCATGACTGCGGCCATTTATTACGTTCTCTGCGTGGCAATCGCTCCGCTGAGTTATGGACAGGTACAGTGCCGCATTTCGGAGGTTATTCTGCTGTTCTGTATGCACAACAACTTTGCAGTCTATGGCTATACCCTCGGCTGCGCACTGGCAAATCTGACCTCCCCGCTGGGCGTTCTGGATGTGATCGTCGGCTCCCTTGCGAACCTCATTGTTGGCACGTTCGCCCGCAGGAGCGGCAAGGTTGTCCCGACTATCCTGTTCGGCACCGTGTTCAACGGCATTGTGGTCGGCGCAGAACTGTCCATCGTGTACGGATCTCCGTTCCTGCTGAACGCTGTGTGCGTCGCAGCTGGCGAGGGCATTTCTCTTCTGCTTGGCGCTGTGCTGTATAAGCTGGTTGGCAAGCGCATCGAAAGTATCTGGAGGTGAGTTCCGATTGGCCGCAAAGGTAAGTATGAGCAGTGGCTAGAGCCTGAAGGGCTGACGCTGCTTCGTGGATGGGCAAGAGATGGCCTCAAAGACAAGCAGATTGCCGCGAATATAGGCTGCTCAGTATCGACCCTCTGCGAATGGAAAAACAGATTTCCCGAATTTTCGGAAGCACTAAAAAAGGGCAAGGACGTCGCGGACTACATTGTGGAGAATGAGCTGTTCGAGAGCTGCAAGACCCGCACCGTGACCGTCAAGAAGCCTTTCAAACTGAAAACCGTCAAAGTGGACGGCAAAAAGAGACTGGAGGAAGAGCGTATCGAGTACGCGGAAGAGCAGGTCGTCGTCCCGGCCAACGTGACGGCCCAGATTTTCTACCTGAAGAACCGGCGGCCAGAGAAGTGGAAAGACAAACCGCAAGAGAACACGACCGAGGCCCAGAACACCGATATGCAGACCCTCGCAGACCTGTTGCAGCATCCGTTACCCAACCGCGACATCAAGGACTTTGAAGAATGAACATTCCCGCACCTTTTTCTGAAAACCAGATGCGTTTCTTCTGGGACTGCTTCGACCACTGGTTCAACGTGGCAGAGGGCGGCAAGCGTGGCGGTAAGAACGTCCTTATCACCATGGCGTATTGCACCATTCTGGAGAAGCATCCAAGCAGAATACACCTGATTGCGGGCGTGTCCACGGCCACGGCGCGGCTGAACATTCTGGACTGTGACGGCTTCGGCCTGAAAAACTACTTTGAAGGACGCTGCCGGGAGGGCGTGTACCAGAACCGCGATTGCCTGTATATCCAGACGGCGACCGGTGAAAAGGTCGTGCTGATCTCCGGCGGCGGCAAGGCTGGCGATGAAAAGCTCATTAAGGGCAACACCTACGGCACGGCCTACATCACCGAGGCCAACGAGTGCAGCAAAATCTTCATCCAAGAGGTTTTCGACCGTACCCTGTCCAGCCCCGACCGAAAGATATTTCACGACCTGAACCCGAAAGCCGAGGCTCACTGGTACTATCAGGATGTCTTGAACTTCCACGAAGAAAAGCTCAAAGCGAACCCGAAGTACGGCTTGAACTACGGCCATTTCACCATCGCGGACAATATGAGCATATCGGACGACCAGCTCCGGGCTGTGCTGTCAACGTATGACCGGAAAAGTGTCTGGTATGCCCGCGACATTCTGGGCCAACGCAAAATGGCCGAGGGCCTTGTCTATCCCATGTTCTCGATGGAAAAGCACGTCGTCAAAGGCGTCATTCCGTACAGCTCCCGCCACCGGCACTATGTTTCCATCGACTACGGCACGGTCAATCCGTTTGCTGCTGGCCTATGGGATTTCGACCCGGTGAGCCATAAGGCTATCATGATACGCGAGCTGTACTACCGTGGAGGCAGCGCAAACCGTACTGACAACGAGGGCTATTACAGGCTGCTGAAGAAGCTGATTGGCGACATCAAAATCGAGTATATCATCATCGACCCTTCGGCGTCGTCCATGATAGAAACCATTGAAAAGTATGCAGAATGGCTTGTGGTGAGGGCTGACAACGACGTTTTGAACGGCATTCAGGACGTGACGAAGTTTCTGAACATGGGCCTTTTGCTGTTCCATGAGAGCTGCAAGGAGACGTTCAAAGAATTTGACCAGTATTCGTGGGACGAAGAATCTGGCGAGGATGCTGTTATCAAAGAGTTCGACCACAGCATGGATATGATACGCTACTTCTGCCGCACGGCCCTCCGCGCAGAGCTGAAGTACATTGCATGATGGAAAGGGGGTGAACTGCTGTGAGTTTCATTTCCCGCTTATGGGGGAGGATAAAATCTATGTTTATTCGTACCGACATCGGAAAGACCTTCGGCGTGGAGCTGATTCAGTCCTCCGAGATGAACGCAGCGCTGGAGCTGTGGGACAATGTTTCGTCTGAGCGCCCGCCGTGGCGCAACCCGGACGACGACATCCGCACCTACAACATGGGAAAGCACATCAGCGACTACCGGGCGCGGCTTGTCTGCCTTGACCTCGGTGTTGCGCTGTCCGGCTCGCCCCGGGCCGACTACTTGCAGGGCATTTGCGATGATCTTATCAAGCGGCTGCCCGACAAGGTAGCTGACGCGGAGCGCATGGGCGGCATCGCCATCAAGTGGAACGGCTCCAGCTGGGATTTTGCCCTGCCGGGAGAGTTTGGCATTACCAAACAGGACGGCAACGGCAACATCGTGGGCGCAATCTTCGCTGAGTACATCACGCACGGCTTCGACCATTACACCCGGCTGGAATACCACCGGTTCAGAGATGGGCTGTACCTGATTACAAATAAGGCGTTTCTCAACCGCTCCATGAGCAACGGTCAATATACGCTTGGCGCTGAAATCCCGCTGACAGAGGTTGAAGAGTGGGCGGAGATGCAGCCGGAAACCCAGATTGACAAGCTGGAGGCCCCGCTGTTCGCATTCTTCCGGCTTCCCGGTGCAAACACCATCGACCCAGCGTCCCCGCTGGGCGTGTCCGCCTTTGCAAATGCGCTGCCGGAGCTGGAAGCGCTGGACGTGGCCCTCAGCCGAAAGAACGGAGAGGTTGCAGACAGCAAGCACATCACGTTTGTTGGTCAGGCGGCTATCCAGTATGCCCAGAACCGGAACGTGCAGCTGCCGCGCTTCATCAAGGCGCTGGGCGCTGGCGTAAACGACGACGGCAAGTCCGTCACCGAACACGTTCCCACCATGCTGACAGACGCCCGCATCAAGGACATCAACTTCAATCTGTCCATGGCCGGTGTCAAATGCGGCTTCAGCGAGGGCGTTTTTGTCATGGACGGCCAGACCGGCATGATTACGGCCACGCAGGTGGAAAGCGACGACCGCGACACCATCCAGACCATCAAGGCTGACCGCGACGCCCTGCGCAGCGCCATCGAACAGGCCATCAAGGGCGCGGACGCGCTCACCACGATTCTGGGAGCTGCGCCGATTGGCGAGTACGAAACCACCTACAACTTCGGTGACATCACCTATAACTACGAAGAGGACAAGGCCAGCTGGAAGAACTACGCCTCGCAGGGCTGGATTCCGCTCTGGCTGTACTTCACGAAGTTCGAGGGCATGAGCGAAGAGGAAGCGAAAAAGATGGTTGCGGAAGCCAAAGCAGCCGAAAAGGAAAAGGGCCTGTTTGACGAGGAATAACCGGAGGGAGGCGGCGCGATGCTGACACCGCAGCAGATCACAGAGCTTGCGGAAACGCTGTATCCGGCGCTGGACGACCTCAACCGGTGGATAACGCTGGACATGATACAGCGCTTCATGGCACGTCTGGGCCGCGGAGAGGACGCTGTACTGTCTGGGACAGACCGGTGGCAAGTTGAGGTATACCAAGCAGCGGGCGGCCATCTGGAGGACCTGCAAAAGAAGCTGAAGCTGTTCACAAAGCGGTCTGACGCCGAAATCGCGGCCATCTTTGAGGATGCAGCGGTCAAGGCGTGGGCTGCGGATTGTGCTATTTACGCAGCAGCCGGTCATGACGTGCAGCCTTTGGCGCTGTCCAGCCGCATGGTGAGCATCTTGCAGGACGCCTACACACGGACGCAGGGCGAAGCACACAACTTCACCCGCACCACGGCCAGCGCATCGCAGAAACGGCTTTTTAAGGTGCTGGATGAAGCGCATTTCAAGGTTATTACCGGTGCTCAGTCCTACACGGCAGCGGTACAAGAGGGTGTGGACGAGCTGGCGAAACACCAGACGCACGTTGTCTATCCGACCGGCCACCGGGACACCATCGAAACGGCAGTTCTGCGGGCGGTACGCACCGGCATCAGTCAGGCCACCGGCAACATGACCATGCAGGGCATGATAGACCACGACTGGGACCCCATCCGCGTATCTGCCCATCGTGGCGCACGCTACGGCGACGGCGGCCACAACCCCGGCAACCACTTCTGGTGGCAAGGCAAGTTGTACAGCCGCACCGGGCGCACACCGGGTCTCCCGCTTTTCGTTGAGGCGACCGGCTATGGGACCGGCGAGGGTTTGGGCGGCTACGGTTGCCGCCACAGCTTCGGCCCCGGCGACCCAAACCACAACCCTTTCCAGAACTTCGACGAGGAAGAAAACCGCAGGGTCTACGACCTCACGCAGAAGCAGCGGGCCAAAGAGGCCCGAATCCGGCGTGAAAAGGTCGAGATGGCAGGTTATCAGGCCGCAGCCGAAAACGCCGCAGACAACACTCTGCGGGCGGCTCTGGAGGATAAAGCGGCCAGAACATCGGCACGGCTGCAAAAGCACACGGCGGACTATGAGCAGTTCTGCCGGGAAAACAGCTTGAAGCCGCTGAATGACCGGCTGTATGTTGCCCGACGTTCACAAGCTGCCGCCCGCGAGGCGGCGCACAAATCGCCCATTGGAGGACAAGGAACATGAGTAAGAAACTCTTTATCAGCCAGCCCATGAACGGCAAGACGGACGAACAGGTTTTGAAAGACCGTGCGTGTCTGATTCACTGGGCAAAGAAGAAAATCGGCGAGGATGTGGAGCCGCTGGAGACATTCTTTGACGACTTCGGCCCCGCTGCAAAACCGCTGGATTATCTGGCCCGCAGCATCGAATTTCTGGCAAAGGCTGACGTGGCCGTGTTTGCGCCCAGCTGGCAGGATGCCCGCGGCTGCCGCATTGAGCATCAGTGCGCTGCTGACTATGGCATCCCCATCATGGAGGTATCGACCTATGGCGAGCTGCTTAATGTCTGACGCGCCCTATGCGCCGTGGCTCTCCGATATTCTGGCATCGCTGGAGGAACTGAAAATCGACCGCATTTGCGTTGCGGCCCTGCTCCCCGGCGGCGAAGTGTTCACCGGTTACTACCACATGGACATGATGGACAAGGCTGTGGTCGCAACGAACATTCAGGCAGACGCCACGCTGGACGCGGTTTGCGCCAATGGCCGCCGCATTCAGGAGGCGTGGGAAGCCGATGATGAAGAGGACTTGGAAGATACAGAATGAAAAATGTTATGACCTGTGTTGACATCGGTTTCGCTGGGCTGCTGACCATTGCGTTTATCGTCCTGAAGCTGACCGGCATCATCAACTGGAAATGGGTCTGGGTGCTGTCGCCGCTCTGGATTTGGTACTGCATCGTCATTCTGACGTTCGCCGTTGCGGTATTTGTCGCAATCCTGAAAAAATAATGCTTCAAGCACGGTGCATCTTGCATCGTGCTATTTTTATGCCCGCTGCGGCCGCACGAGGCCAAAGAGGGCGAATATTAGTCTACCTGCGGACTTAACAAGGCAGGGGCAACAAGTCAGAGCGACGACTTAAAACGCTTAGTTGCAAAACCGGAGGTAACCCATGAAAACCAGTGAACTGAAAGACCTCGGACTGAATCAGGAACAGATCGACGCGGTCTTTAAGCTCAACGGCCTTGACGTGGAAAACGCCAAGGCTCCCATCGCCGCACTGACGGCGGAACGCGACGATCTGAAAACCCGCTTGGCGACCGCAGAGGACACCCTGAAAGGCTTCGACGGCAAATCTGCCGATGAAGTCAAGGCTGAAATCGCGCAGTACAAGAAACAGGCCGAAGATGCCGGTAAGAATTTCCAGCTCCAGATGACCCAGCGTGACCAGCGCGATTGGGTCAAGGGTAAGCTGGACGAATACGGCGTTTCCTCTCCCTACGCCCGCCGCCAGCTCACTGCTGACGTGATGGACGAAAAGGACGGCCTGAAGTGGAAAGACGGAGCCTTTCAGGGCTTCGACGATTTCATGAAGAGCGCCAAGGAAAAGGATTCCGGCCTGTATCAGACTGCCGAGGAAAAGGCGGCAGCCGAGAAGCAGGAGCAGCTCGAAAAGAAAGCGCCGAAGATCGTCGGCCCCACAGGCAACGCCACCACGGCGGAAACCAAGTACACCCCGCCCAAAATTTTCTAAACCGAAAGGAAGGTAAACCACTATGGCAAGAATCGAATCCCTTAGCATCCTGACCACCGACACTGGCAAGGAGTATCTGGCAGAGCTGTATGGCAAGGTCATTGAGAACGTGCAGAAAGCGCTGGTTTCTGCCGACATGAAGAACACTGACCTGTCCGGCGACCCGACCGCTGGCACTGTGGAGGCAAAGCGCTTCGCAAACGCCACCTCCGCAAACTATGGCACTGCCCGCAAGGCTGGCAAAGGCAGCCAGATCAAGGCCAAGGCCGTGACCGTTGCCATCGACAACGACAAGGAAATCGTCGAAGAGATGGAAGAGAAGGACGTCAAGCTGTATGGCGTTGACGGCGTTCTTGACCGCCGCGCTGCGAACCACGTTCTGCGCATGGCCGCAGAGCTGGACAAAGAGTTCTTCAAGGCAGCAGATGCCGAAGCTGTCAAGGTTACGGTTGCCGCCGGCGCAACTGTGGAGGATGAGCTGGAGACCGTCATTCAGGAGGCGGAGAACACTGCAAACGACTTCGTGGACGGTGTGCCTCGCTCCATGATGCGCCTGGTCACTTCCACTGCCTACTATGGCAAGATTCGCAATAACCTCGACAAGATGTCCCGCGCAAACGTGGACACTGCTGCGGAGGAGTTCTACGCATGGCATGGCGTTGAGGTCAAGTCCTGCACCCATCTGCCCGCTGGCTGCGATTACCTGCTGATGGTTGACGGCGCTGTGGCGCAGCCTGTCATGGCAAGCACCTACACGGCCGAGAAGATCCCTCTGTCTGAGGCCACCGCTGTCAGCCTGTTCTATCACTTCGGCACCAAGGTCGTCACCCCTGACCTGATTTTCAAGAAGAAGGGCGCAGAGTAAGAGAAAGGAGCTATCATAATGGCAAAGTTTAAGAATATCGTCACCGGCAATGTGCTGGAGACTGACAACCCGCTGACCATCAAGCTGATGGAGAACAGCGACCGCTATGAAGCTATGGACGCGCCCGCCGTTGAGGCCGCAGCGCCCACCAAGAAGTCCGGCAAGGCAAAGGCCGCAGCGGCAGCCGAAGAGGGCGCCTGAGCGGAGGTGTAAACCATGGCGTATGCGGATTATGAGTTCTACTCCACCCGGTATTTTGGCGACGAGCTGACCGAGGCGACCGCGCCGAAATGGCTGGAACGTGCGAGCGACGCTGTTGATACCATCACCTTCTACCGGCTGGCGCAGGGTATGCCCGAAGATGACGCTCATGTTGTCCGGGTGAAGAAAGCCGTGTGCGCTCTGGCAGACATCCTCTTCCGCGTTGAGCAGCAGCGCACGGCAACGGCGGCCAGCAAAGATGCACAGGGCAATCTCCGACCCGCCGTCGCCTCTATGACCTCTGGCAAGGAATCTGTGTCCTATGTGCAGTCTGCGGAGGCGTCCGTGTACGCAAAAGCTGCATCCGACAGCGCGGCGCTGAACGTCCTGCTGCAATCTGAAGCAGAACGCTATCTCGCCAACGTTCCCGGCCCGGATGGCGTGAACCTGCTGTATGCGGGGGTGAGATGATGCACGACCAGACCATAACGCTGTACAACTACCATGAACCGTCTGGCCTCTGGTATACGACTGTGTTTGAGGGTGTGCAGCTTGCTGCGGCCAGCGCGAGCAGCGCGACGACGCACGGCAACAACGGCGGCGATTCGGTGAGCATCATCATACCGGCGGCAGCGGACAAAACGGCAGCCTCCCGGCAGTACATCGGCCCGAAAGCCTATGCAGCGCGGGACGCCCCCGACGAGTGCTTCACATTCTGGCCGGAACATGATTTCGTCGTTGTCGGTAGCTGCCCTCTGGAGCAGCCTGTTTCTGAGGATGACTACGACAACGGCTTATACCACGAGATGAACCATGGACAGGATGAAGTCTACATGGTTACTTCGGCCTCGTTCTACGGCCTCATCCCTCATTTCGAAGTGGAGGGACGCTGAATGAGCGATACGGAGCATTTTCAGGGCTTTTCCTGCGTCCATGGTCACTTTTATGCAGAAATCCATTTCGACCGTTTTTCACGGCAGTTTGCAGCCGCTCAGGAGTGGCTGGCAGAACAGGTGCTTGCAGACTGCAAACCGTTCATGCCGATGGAGACCGGAAGTCAGATTCAGCGCTCGTATGTGGACGAGGGCGGCAAGCGGGTCGTATTCCCCGGCCCCTATGCACGGTATCTGTACGAGGGCAAGGTCATGGTCGATTCTGAGACCGGCAAAGGCCCCGCAAAGATACCGGACGGCTCCGGCGGCTATCTACTCCGGTTCCGCAAGGGCGCGACGCTCGTTCCGACCAGTAGGCCGCTGACCTATTCGACGACTGCGAACCCACAGGCTACCGACCACTGGTTCGATGCCGCGAAGGCGGCGAACGAAGAACGCTGGCTGAACGGAGTAAAACGCATAGGAGGTAGAGGCGAAGATGCCTAAAGCAAATACCGCCGTCAAGTTTGATGTTGACGGTTCTGAAATCATGAGCAAGGTGCTGATGGAGCTGCTCAACACCTGCCCCGCACTGTGCGGCAGGAGAATCGCATTCTCCACGCTGGGCGAGGACGACGGCCTTGCATTCTTCCCTTCTGTGGGTGCGGCTATCACGTCCGAGAAAGAAAGCATCACCGGGCACGTCAATCAGGTCTGCGCTTATCCGTTTGACATCGTGCTGCGCTGCGCTCCCAAGACGGAAGCTGCAAGGATGCGGAGCAAAGAGCTGCTGGACGCTATCGGGCGGTGGCTGGAACGCCAGCCGGTCACGGTGAACGGTGAGATGCACACTATGGACGCATACCCGGCTCTGACGGAGGGAAACCGCAAAATCAGGGCCATTTCCCGCACAAGCCCCTCGCGCCTGAATGCTGTGTACCAGAACGGCGTTGAGGACTGGCTGTTCTCCGGCAGCCTGAGATACGAAAACAATTTTTGCAGATAAGGAGAGAACAACATGGCAGAGAAAATCGAACGTAAGCTGCTGGCTCACTATATCGATGCCAGCTTTGACACCACCGGGAACACCCCGAAGTATGTCCGTCTGGGTAAGGACCTCGAGGAGTACAACCTCGAACTGAACCCGGACGTTGAGGTGTCGAAAAACATTTGGGGTGAAAGCACCATCAAGCACAACGGCTACGAGCCGCAGAGCGAGGTGGACCCCTACTATGCAGTGGAGGGCGACCCGCTGTATGAGAAGCTGGAAGCTATCGCAAATGGTCGCCTGACCGGCAACGACTGCATGACCACCACTGTGGATGTGCTGGTTGACAGCAAGGGCAAGGTGGCATGGGCATACCGCGAGAAGGTTATGGTCGTGCCTACCTCCGTGGGCGGCGACACCAGCGGTGTGCAGATTCCGTTCACCATTTACAACGCAGGCGAGCGCGTCAAGGGCAACTGGGACACCACGACCAAGGCATTCACCGAGCTGCCCGGCTCCGGAGAGCAGGTATAAAACAACAGGCAGAGCACAGGGCGGTCAGCGAGGGTTGGCCGCCCTTTATCTTTAGGAGGACAAAATGGAAAACGAAAAGACCATGAATTTCCCGGAACCCGAAAAGAACGTCGGCATCGTCATCGACGATGGCACCGAGGAAGTGCCCATCACGAACCTGCGCGGCCAGCGCGTCGGCGTGTTCTATGTGCGCCCGACCGATATCGGCATCGTACATCGGTATAACGACTTCGTGAAGAAGTTCAACGGTGTTCTGGAGCCGGTGCAGCAGGTCAACCTCAACAGCGACGGCTCCGCAAAGGATGGCGACGACCGTACCATCAACGCGCTGCGCGAAGCTGAAAAGCGTCTGTCCGACGCGCTGAACACCCTGTTTGATGGCAACTTCGCTGAGGCGTTCTTCGGCAAGATGAATCCTTTCTCCATCGTCGGTGGCCGTTTCTACTGCGAAATCGCCATTGAGGCCGTCGGCGCATATATCCAGAAGCGCTTTGACAGAGAGATGAACCTCGCGCAGAACCGTGTGGATAAGTACACCCACGGCTACCGCACCGGCAAGCACCGGAACGGCGGCAAACGGCGCGGCAGAGGGCCGCAGCAGTGATCGGCGAGCTTCCCACCCGGCTGGATGTCAACGGCAAAAGCTACGCCATCCGCACGGACATGAAAGACGTGCTGAAAATCCTGCAAGCGTTTGGAGACCCGGAGCTGAAAGACGAGGAAAAGGTCTACATCTGCCTTGTCATTCTCTACCGGGACTTCGACGAGATGCCGCAATCTGACTACGAGGCCGCATACAAGGCGGCTGCGGAGTTCATAGACTGCGGCCTCCATTCTGGCACAGACAAGGGACGACCGACACCCCGGACAATGGACTGGGAGCAGGATGCACCGATTCTGTTCCCGGCCATCAACCGGGTGGCAGGCTGTGAGGTGCGCAGTATTCCGCACCTGCACTGGTGGACGTTCATGGGATATTTCATGGAAATCCATGACGGCACGTTTGCTCAGGTCATGGCCCTGCGCAGCAAGAAAGCCAAAGGCAAAAAGCTGGAAAAGTGGGAGCGCGAATTTTGGGCCGCGAACAAAGACCTGTGCGTTCTGAAAGTGAAGCGGAGCGCAGAAGAACAGGCGGAGATCGACCGGCTCAACAAATTACTGGAATAAGGAGGTGGCACTGATATGGCACAGGCAGACGGCTCTATTGTCGTTGATACTGAGCTTCAGACCGAAGGGTTTGACAAAGGGAGTAAGGATATGCAGCGAGCAGTCCGTTCCCTGCAATCCAAGGTTGATGGCCTCGCGCCGACCATGAAAAAAGCAATGCGCGGCAGCGCCAGCGCCTTAGAATCCTTTGACGCCAAGGCTGGCCCACTGCATGAAACGATTTCCGCTCTGGAAGATAAGATGGCCCAGCTGGGCAAGATTCGCATTCCGACCGAGGACTATTCGTGGCTCCAGACGGAGATTGCAAAGGCTGAGAAAGAGCTGGACAAACTGCTCAACAAAGAGGCCATGTATGAGGATATGGACGTCAACAAATCCTCGCAGAAGTGGAAGAATTTGCAGTACAGCATCGAACAGACCAAAAAGAAGCTGGAAGAGTATAGAGCGGATGCAGCGCAGATGGAAGAGGATGGAACCTCTCACACGTCTGGCACTGATTCTGCGGAGTATGACCAGCTGAGTGCGGCCCTCGATGCCGTGAAAGAGCAGCTCGACAGCATGACGCAGAAAGTGGACCGCAGCACGTCCGCGCTTTCGAGGTTTGGAAAGACCGTAAAAGGCGGCGTTGTCGGCGGGCTGAAAGGCATGGTATCCATGCTGGGCAATGGTGCGGCGGCTATGCTGCGCCTTTCTCTGCGGGCAAAGAAAACGCACTCCAGCTTCAACAGCGGCATCGGAACGCTGCTGCGTTATGGTCTGGGTGTGCGCTCCCTGTTTACCCTCATGAGCAAGCTGCGCAGCGCGTTGGTGGACGGCTACAAAAACCTTGCCCAGTATTCCAGCCGGACAAACGCTGCAATTTCGTCCCTGATGTCTGCGCTGGACAGGTTGAAGAACAGCTTCGCAAGCGCATTTGACCCTATCCTGCGGGCGGCAGCCCCGGCGCTGGTAACGCTTATCAACCTGATTTCTGAGGCGGTTTCCCGCATTGGAATGTTGGTCGCAGCGCTGACCGGAGCAAAGACCTTCACCAAGGCGACGACTATTCAGGAGGACTACGCAAAGAGCCTCGATAAAACATCCAAGTCGGCCAAAAAGGCGAAAGCGGTTCTGGCCAGCTTCGATGAACTGAACATTCTGGACGATAAGGACACGGACAACACGAAAGACGATGGTTCCGTTGACCCCTCCAAGATGTTTGAGCAGGTCCCCATTGACAGCGCCGTGCTGGACTTTGCGGACAAGCTGAAAAAGGCATTTGAGGAAGCTGACTGGAAAGAGCTGGGCACACTGCTGGGCAACAAAATCAATGAGCTGGTGGACAGCATTGATTGGTCCGGCTGGGGAACAAAAATCGGCAAGGGCATGAATGCAGCCATCCAGACGCTGTACTACACCGTGGACACGGTGGACTGGGTGAATATCGGCAAGCATTTGGCCGAGGCGGTCAACAGTATCATCAATGAGGTTGACTGGGACATCTTCGGGCGGCTGCTGGCGAAGAAGTTTACCGTGGCGCTGGATTTGGCCGGTGGTTTCCTGAAAGAGCTGGACTGGACGGCTGTGCTTCAGGCGTTCACCAGCGGCTTCTCTGGCTTCTATAACGAGTTGCAGGAGTGGCTGGAGAGCAAAGACTGGTATCGGATTGGCGAGATCATCACCGCCAAGCTGTCCGACGCGCTGCGTAACGGCAACGTGGAGGGTGCAGTCAAGAGTTTCTTCGACGCTTTCACGGAGGCTATCAACTCGCTGGCCGACTTGATGGATGGCATCGACTTCTATCAGGTGGCAAAGGACCTCGTTGAAATGCTTGTCCGGGCTGTGTCTGGTGTGAGCTGGGACGAGCTGACGGAGGCGCTGGGCCGCCTTATCGGTGAATCCGTTGATGCAGTCATTCAGATTCTGGCCTGTTCTCTGGCGGATGTGGGCAACTACTTCAAAGAGAAAACGCAGGAAGCTGGAGGCGACGCTGTTGCGGGCTTCTTCCTCGGCATCAAGGACGCTATCTTTGGCGTTGGTGCATGGATTGTAGATAACATTTTCAAGCCGTTCTGGAACGGCATCTGTGATGCGTTCGAGATTCACTCGCCATCCAAGAAGATGGCCGAGGTCGGCAAGTTCATCATGGAGGGCCTGAAGAACGGTATCACCGGGGCCATTTCCACCGTGGTGAATGCCGTGAAAGAACTGCCCGGTCAGATCGTGGCGAAGCTCAAGGCGACGAACTGGGTACAGGTCGGCAAAGACATCATCGGGGCCATCTACAATGGCTTCGTGGCCTTGCAGACTAAGCTCCCGGCTGCGATGCAGACCATTGGTGCGGCCATCAAGAAAAAGCTGTCCGACATCGACTGGCTGACCGCGGGCAAGAACGTCATTGGCGCTATCTATAACGGATTTGTCACGCTGCAAACCAAACTCCCGACTGCCTTAAAATCCATTGGCGACGCAGCGAAAAAGAAGCTGTCCTCTATCGACTGGGCAGCAGCAGGCAAAAATGTTATCGGGTTTATCTACAACGGCTTCGTGGCCTTGCAGACGAAACTTCCACTTGCGTTGAAGTCTATCGGAGACACGGCAAAGAAAAAATTCACGGACATCGACTGGCTGGGCGTCGGCAAAAACGTCATCCTCGGTATCTACAACGGCATCAAGAATACGCTGAAAAAGCTGTCTGAAGCTGCTGGACAGGCATCCAACTGGCTGATTAACGCCTTTAAGGATGCACTGGGCATCCATTCTCCCTCCGTTGAGGGCGAAAAACTGGGCTATTATTTTGACGCCGGTGTTGCAGGAGGTATTACCGGCAATGCGGATATGGCCGTGGATGCAGCTGGTGATTTGGGTCTGGCTGTGTACAATGGCGCAGATGATGCGCTGGACGGCAAGGGCGAACTGCTGGGAGAGGGCTTCGTTGATGAAACGGTTGACGCACTGACCAGCAACATGAACCGTATTTCCGACGCACTTTCTTCCGGCAAGGGCATCTCCAACATCAAGGGCATTGTCGAAGCGGTGAAGAGCGGCGACTGGGCAACCGTGACCAAAAACGTGGCCCTTGGTCTGTTCAACTCCCTCGACAAGAACTTCAGAACCAACGTCACCGGTTTTGTGGCGGACTCTCTGGACGCGCTGAACGCCGGATACGACGAGCAGGGCTTCTTAGGCATGGCAAAAGCCGCGGTGAACATCGTCACCGGCCTGAAAAGCAATCTGTCCTCTGCGAGCAACACCACCATTCTGAAGAATGCTGGCAAGGGCTTGGCCGGGAGCATCAAAACAGGCATGGAGGGCGGTTTGCCTGACCTCTGGACGCTTGTTTCGAGCATCCCCGGAAAGATTCTGGAGCTTCTGTCCGGCGGCTTTGATGAACTGAAAAAATGGGGCAGCGGCCTCATTGACTGGCTGAAAAAGCTGTTTGGTGGCGGGTCTGGTGACATCCAGAAGACTGCAAATAGTTTCCTCCAGAATGTAGGCAACGCTTTTAAGAAGATGTTCTCCGGCACGACCGACGAAGGCAACTCGTTCATGTCGAATCTGGGCGACCTGTTCAAAAACGGTCTGTCTGGAATCAAGAACAATACCTCCGGGCTGCTGGGCAGCATCAAAAATCTGTTCAGCGGAGGGTTTAAGAACATTTCCTCCGGCGCATCTGGCCTGTGGAACTCTGTCAAGGGCTTCTTCAGCAACGGATTGTCGGGCATTGCGTCCAATGCAGGGTCGATGATCTCCAACATCGGCTCCATCTTCAGCAAAGGATTTTCCGGCATTGCGTCTGGTGCGTCGGGCCTGTTCTCGAACCTTGGCTCTATTTTCAGCGGCGGGTTGTCGGGCATCGCCTCGACCGTCGGCAGCGGCTTGTCCGGCATCCTCGGTTCTGTTGGCTCTACGGTCGGCGGTATCGCTTCGACTGTGGGCGGCGGCCTATCCGGGCTGATCTCCACGATTGGTGCAGGCGTCGGTTCCATCGGCTCTGTCGTGAGCGGTGGTCTGGGTGCGCTGGCATCCGGCGCTGCTGGCGTTGCCGGTTCTGTCGGTACGGCCCTTTCCGGTGCTGCTGCCGCCGCTGGCTCCGCGCTGGGCGGCCTTGGCACTACGCTGGCTGGTCTGGCGACCGCTGGTGGCCCCATCGGAATCGCGGTAGCTGCTGTCGGCGCGTTGGGCGCTGGCCTGACGGTCGCATATAAAAAATGCGATTGGTTTAGAGATGGCGTGAACAATGCGTTCAACGCCATCAAAAACACTGTCTCCAATGTGTGTCAGGGCGTCGGCAATGCTGTGAAAAACATCTGGAACGGTGCGAAGAGTGCTGTGTCTGGAGCTGTCGAGGTCGGCAAAAACATTGTGAGCGGCATCGGAAACGGCATCAAGAATGTGGCTTCCGGCGTTTGGAACGGCGTGAAAAAGGTCGGCAGCGGCATTGTCAGCGGCTTCAAAAAGTTCTTCGGTATTCACTCTCCGTCCACCTTGATGGCAGACGAAATCGGCGCATACCTGCCCGCTGGCATTGACGAGGGCATGAAAGATGCTATGCCCGCGCTGCTGTCCAGTGCAAAGGACCAGATGGGCGATTTGGTGGACACCGTAAAGGCCGGAACTGCGGAAGCAGACGGAACACTGGCTGACAGCGACACTCCGCTGCTGTCCGAGGTTTCTGGCAAAGTAGACATCGTTGAGGGCATGGACAATGTTTTGACGCAGTTTTCCGACAAGGTGGCCGACAGCTTTACCAACCTGCTGGACCGCCTGACGGAAATCACGCAGAACGCAGGATTCTCCATCCCGGCGCTGGCGACTGGCACGGTCACACCGTACAGCGTGGAGGGCGGAAAGAACAGCTCTTCCGGTGGTGTGCTGGAAAAAATTCAGGCGTCGAACGACGAGACGACCCGCACCATCGTTCAGGCCATTGGCAGCGCGACGAATAGCATCTGCGCAGCTGTTGAGCAGTACAGCGGAGCGGAGGTCAACGTCGATGCAGACGGTCTCGCACAGCACACCGTGGACTATATCAACCGCAAGACCCGGATGTTTGGCACGTCGCCGCTGCTGACACCTGCGGAAGTATAAGGAGGTGCAGACCCTATGAAACCGATGCTCAAAATCGGGGGCCATGATTATACAAAGTGGGTGGCAGAGGGCGGGCTGACCCCAACAGACAGCGACGTTGATTCCTCGAAGTCTGGCCGCAACACTTTGGATGCGCTGATGGTGCGAAACAAAATCGGCGCGAAGATGAAGTGGAGCGTGACCTTAATGGACATCCCGGAAGAGGTTGCTGCCCAGCTGTCGAAAGACCTGAAGCAGACCTTTTTCGAGGCCACGCTGCTGGACCCGGATGCCGGCCGTTACCTGACCAAAACGTACTACTGCGCAAACCGCCCCTTTGGTGCGCAGCGGTACGACAAGGCAACCGGCAAAACCTACTATGTGGGCATGGCATTCAACATGACAGAACAGTAAGGAGGTGAGCTGTCACGAGGCACAGAACGAACAACTGGACAGAGCTTGCAGCTCGCGGACGTTTCAACATGAACGCCCGCGCCGTCATTGCGGGCAAAGAATACTACCGTATTTCTGCGCCACAAATCAGTCACGGCCTTGCAACGGAACCGCTCAGTATTGGCAACTGCAATGCAGCGTCTTTGAAACTGGATGTGCTGCTGGAGGACGGCGAGGAAATCCCGGAAGCTGCATCGGTCCGCATCATCGCGCAGCTCACAGATTTGGACGTCACAAATCGAACAGAAGTTCTTCCATTCGGTGAGTTCTGGGTCGATACCTGCAAGAACGTCGGAAACCTGTATACGCTCTCCTGCTATGATTCGATGCTGAAGACCTCGCAAGCGATGGTTGACGATTCGGACCGCGAAAGTGACTGGCCCAAATCTATGGCGGTTGTTGTGCAGGAAATTGCGTATCGCATCGGCGTCCCGATTGACCCGCGCACCCGCATCAACCGCGGCATGAACTACATGGTCCCTTTCCCGAAAGGATATACCATGCAGCAGGTGTTGGGCTGGATTGGCGCTTGCAACGGCGGCAACTGGACCATCACCGACGAGGGCGAACTCCGGCTGGTGACACTGACAGCGCCGCCAGCTGAAAACTACCACGTCGTGGACGAGAAGTTCAACGACATCATCACCGGCGACGGCTCCACGCTTGCGTGGAAGCTGACCACCGGCAACAGCGAGATTCAGACCCCGGAAATCGGCAGCGGCGTCGGCTCTCTGGTTCCGAAGGTCTATCCAGTCGTGGACCACGAGTTCAACCGCATTGTCACGGCGGATGGCTTTTTGCTGGTCTATGACAAGACCGGCGCGGTAGAAGCTGAACAGGGCCTTATTCATGTTCCGTTTGTGGGGGGAGATGTCGAGACTGGAAAACGGCTTGTGGTGTCCAAAGTCACCATGACGGACGAGGACGGAAACGCCTACTCGCGGGGCGACGACAGCGGGTTTGAAATCACCGTAGACAGCTGCCCCTATTCCTGTCAGGGCATTTGCAATGACCTGTATTCGATGCTGCACGGCATCGAGTATGAGCCGTTCACGGCCCCGGACGCGGTGTTTGACCCAGCCACAGAACTGGGAGATCAAGTCAAAATCGGCGACAAGGTTCACAGCTCTATCTATTCTATGGACGCGCTGCTGGGCATTGGATATTCCAACACCATCAGTGCCCCGACGAACACCGAAGCGACGCGGCAGTATCCGTATCTGACAGAGCGCGATAAAAACCGCGATAAGGTATTTCTGGAGGCAAGCGCTGACTATGGCGGCGTTACGATGTCTACCGAGGATGGTCTGCTGGTCGCAAAGACCGGCAACGCCGCTGGCGGCGTTGCAACGCAGTCGATGACCGGTGCGCGGAGTGCCCCGGTGTCCCGCGCAGAGGTGCAGTATTCCGATGATTATATCGCCATGCGGGCGCGTGACCCTGAAACCGGCCACATGGAAGATGCCATCTTCTATGACGATGAGGTGGAGAAATACCGCATCAAGAAAACCGTCCTCATTGAACAGGCGGATGAAATTGCCACGGAGGTGAACAGATTGGCGGAAGAACTGAAGTCCATGGAGGGCGGCGAAGGTGAAGATGCCGTAAACCTCCCGCAGCTGCTTCAGTCTGTCAAAGATGTTCAGGCGGCTCTCACAGAACAGCGCACTACATTGGAGGGGCTGGAAACATCGGCAGCGGATATCAAAACGACGTTGGCTAGTGTGCAGACGGCCCTTTCGGATATCAAGGCCGCTGCGGCTGGTATTCGGTCTGTGGTAGACAAAAATGCTGCTGCGCTGGCCGCAATGGACGAAAAGCTGACAGCTGTGCAGGATGTGCAGACGGCAGACCGGAAAGTTCTGGACAATGTTCAGGCTGACACAACAGCGCTGAAGAAATCTGCCGCTGACCAGTCGGCTGGTTTGGCTGCAATGCAGACCGATGTGACGGCGCTGAAACAGGCCATCGCAGACCAGTCCGCGGAGATGGCCGAAGTTCACGCCACGGTGGATGGACACACCACCTCGCTGGCCGCAATGGACGAAAAGCTGACAGCCGCACAGGGAACGCTGGACAGCATCCTCTCTCTGCTGAAAGGAATGTCTGGCGACAAGGACACCGAAACCGACCCGGACACTGGGACGGATGATAAAACGACCGAAACCGAAAAGGAGGGCAATTCTTAAATGGCTGAAAAACGTATTCAGGACTTCGCTACTGCGACGGAAGCTCTGGACGATGACCTGCTGTTGATCTCTTCGGATGGCGAAACGTACAACATGAAGGTCAAAATCCTGAAAGACGCTGTTCAGGGTGACGCAGACCGCGCCGAAGCTGCTGCAAAAGAAGCGGCGGCGACAGCAAAGCAGGTCTCGGAATCTGTTGGCAATATCGAAGAGCGGGCAACATCCGCTGAAGTAAAAGCCGCATCCGCCGAGTCCGCTGCAAAGACCGCTGTGCAGGATGCCGCCGACGCGAAGAAAGCGGCCTCTAGCACGGAGGGCATGGTCTCCACGGCCCAAACTGCTGCATCTCAGGCCAGCACGGCGGCGGCCAAGGCTGAGGACGAAGCATCTAAAGCCTCCACCTCTGCGAGTGCTGCACAGGAGGCGGCAGGAAAAGCAGCGGACGCTTCCAACAAGGCCGTCGAAGCTGCAAACACCGCAACCACCACGGCTGGTGAGGCCAAGACGACGGCAAACGAGGCCAAGAGCGCAGCTGAACAGGCAACGTCTGACGCTGCCGATGCTGCTGCAAATGTCAAAACCGCAACCGACGCGGCCACGAAGTCCGCTGCATCTGCAAAGACCGCAGAGCTTCAGGCGACCGCAGCAGCAAATACACTGGCCCAGTTTCAGGAAATCATCGAGAACGGCGTTGTTCAGGACGTGCAGTCCGTGGATGATGGCCTGAAGATCACCTACACCAACGGCGGCACCATCACGCTGCCCATCAAGGCTTCCGGCGGGCTGGCGTTCAGCTCTATGTACTACGACACGGAAACCTACTACCTGCATCTGTACGACGAGAACGAGAAAGACGTCATTGACCCGGTGTACATCCCCGGCGGCGGTGGAAGCGGTTCTGGTGGCTCCTCCGGTGTCACCCTGACCAACGAAACCTACGTCAACGGTGAAAAGGCGCTGTCTTTTGCCGTCGCACAGGGACAGGGCGTGGAGGTGTCCTACACCTTTACCGACACTGACCCTGACTTTGGAGGCGCTGCTGCATACTATGTCAACGGCGAGCAGGTGGCCACGGCCAACATCGTGCAGAACAAGAAAATCACTTTTGACCCCAGCGCGTGGCTGGTGGCCGGTGATAACAAGGTGCGCGTCGTCGTCACCGACGAGAACGGCGCGACCGGTTCCAAGACATGGAATATCTCTGTTCTGACTGTTTCTGTGACTGCTACGCTGTCGGAGTCTACCCTGTACACCGTGGGCACGGCGTTCCGCATCACCTACACTCCGGTCGGCTCCGGCATGAGCAAGACCACGCACTTCCTCGTGGATGGCAAGCAGGTGGCGGAAGCATCCACCACATACTCTGGCCGCCAGCTGGTGCAGAGCCTGACCATCAACGGCCACGGCGCTCACGATATCGACATCTACACGACCACGACCGCCAGCGGCAACACCATTACCAGCCCGACCGTTCACTTCTGCATCGCAGTCGTGGACAGCTCCAGCACGGTGCCCATCATTACGGTCAAGGACAAAAAGCCCTCTGGCCGTGTGTATATGACCGCCGCGCTTCAGTATATGGTCTATGACCCCTCTACCGAAAACGCGACCGTGAAGCAGTCTATCGACGGGACGGAGACCACTCTGACCGTGGGCCGCAGCTTGCAGTCGTGGGCGTACAAGCCTCGCTCTGAGGGTGAGCATACCCTGACGCTGACCTGCGGCGAAACTACCGTCACCATGACCTATACGGCCACAGCGCTGGGGTATGACATCCATCCGGCAAATGTGGACGCGAAGTTTGATTTCGACCCGGCGAGCCGCTCCAACTCCGCAGCAGACCGCGACAAGTGGGAATCTAACGGCATTGCTCTGACCGTGGACAAAGACTTCGACTGGACCAATGGCGGCTATCAGCAGGACAGCGACGGAAACACGGCCTTTGTCATCCGCGCCGGTCATACGGCGACCATCAACTTCAACCTGTTCGGCTCGTCCAATATTCAGGCATACGGCGCATCTTTCAAGATGATCTATACGGCCAAGAATGTGCGCGAGTTTGACGCTGTGGTTGCGCAGTGCCTTTCGGACGGCATCGGTCTGGATGTGAACGCCAAGGAAGTGACCATCTCCACCGAACAGACCAGCATCAGCCAGTTTGTTTGCGAGGGCGAGTACACGGAGCTGTGCTACAACATCACCAGCCGGACGAAGAACAGTGAGCTGTTCCTGAATTTGCAGGGCATTCCGTCCCGATTCGCCACCTATTCGGAGGGCGACCGCCTGACGCAGCGCACCCCGGTCCCGCTGACCATCGGCAGCCCGGATTGTGATGTCTGGCTGTACCGCTGCAAATACTACGACATCAGCCTCGGCGACGCGGATATGATGGACAACTATATTGCAGACGCACCTGACCCGGACGAGATGATTGCCCGCTATGAGGGCAACAGCGTGGACGACGGCGCGGGCAACATCATCACCGACTGGAATGCAGCTTCCATTGACGAGGCGTATATCAACAATCTGGCGAAGAAGAACCCCGGTCTCCGTGTCATTAAGCTGCGGGTCCCGCGTTTCACCACTGACAAAAACGATAAGGTTTCCGGTTCCAGCGTCGAACACCTGCTGTATGGTGCGCGGGCGAAAGACTGCTGGAAGAATGAGAGCGTCGTTCACCGCGGGCAGGGCACCAGCTCCAATGCCTACGGCAAGGCGGGCCGCAACATGGACTTTGACTGCAAGGGCAAGTTCGTCTATACGGATGAACACGGTCTGACGGTCGAGGCTGACAGCTATGATATGACGGATGATTCCATGGGTGAAACCTATTTCAACGTCAAGCTGAACATTGCGTCTTCGGAGAACATGAACAACGCCATGCTGGCGGAGCTGTTCAACAAGTACCAGCCGTATATCCGGGCGGCTCGTGCAGCAAATCCCAAGGTGCGCGACACCATGGAGTTCCACCCCTGCGTTGTCTTCGTGTACAACGAGAGCGCGGAAGAGGGTTTCACGCAGGGCCAGTGGATTTTCTACGGCGTTGGCGATTTCGGCAACTCGAAGAAAGACAAAAAGGCGCAGGGCCTTGACAGCACCCAGCGCCCCAATGAGTGCATCGTGGAGCTGTGCAACAACACCCACGTCTACAACCGTTTCAAGGGCTATGAGGGCGCAGAAGACGCCTCCAGCTGGGAGAGTGACGACAACCCCAATGCACCGCTGTCTTTCCGCTACATCGCGGATGGCTGCGACGAGGCCGTGGCCCGGAAGGCGTGGAGCGATGTTATCAAGTGGGTGTATTCCACCGACCGCAGTGCGGCGACCGGCGAAGCCCTGAGCAGCCCGGTGGTGTACGGTGGCGTGACTTATTCCAATGATACGGCAGAATATCGAGCTGCCAAGTTCGTGAACGAGTTCGACCTGCACTTTGAGAGCAAGTCCACCCTGTACCACTACCTGTTCACCTCGTTCTTCACGATGCCGGACAACCGCGCAAAAAACACGTTCCCGCATTGCCATGACGTGACCGCAGAGCATCCCATCTGGGACTACTGCTTCGGTTACGATATGGACACGGCCATGGGCAACAACAACGAGGGCGACCTCGCGCTGGACTATGGCATGGAGGACACCGACCAGCTGAACGGCGGCAACGTCTTCAACGCACAGGATTCTGTTCTGTGGGCCAACGTCCGCGACCTGCTGACCGACCGCCTGAACACGATGGTTGCCACCCTGACGGAGCTGTTCGACGCCGACCGCCTGAACGCTGCCTTTGACGCCTACCAGAAGCTCCGCCCGGCACGTCTGCTGGTTGCAGATGCGCGGCGCAAGTATATCCGCCCTTATGAGGATCTGAAAGAGGGCGGCACGGCCATCACCATGTTTATCCCCATGATGAACGGCACGAAAGAGCTTCAGCGCCACTATTTCCTGAAGTACAACAGTATCTATTTCGCCTCCAAATGGAATACGGCGGCGGCCCGGAACGACAAGATCACTCTGCGCGGCTTCGCAAGTCCCACCGGCGAGATTGCCGCTATCACCATCACGCCGTACTCTGACCTGTATGTGTCCATCCTGTTCGGCTCCATCCTGAAGCAGCAGCGTTGTAAGCGCGGCGAGCCGGTCACGTTGAGCATGAGCAAGGACACGGCGCTGAATGACACCGAGCTCTACATCTATTCCGCATCCATGCTGGAGGCTGTGGAGGGCATCGCCAGTGTATACACGAATCAGGCTGACTTCTCTGCTGCAACCAAGCTGCGTTCCATCGTCATTGGCAGCGACGCGGACGGCTATTCCAACGTCAACCTGACGTCCTCTATCAAGCTGGATTTCTCGGCGCTGGCCGTGCTGGAAGAGCTGCGAATCGACCATTGCCCGAATTTGACCGCACCGGTGGACGTGTCCGGCTGTGTGGCCCTGAAAGTCGCCAGCTTCAAGGGAACGCCGGTCAGCGCGGTCAACTTTGCTGCTGGCTCTGCACTGGAAACCTGCTATCTGGAGCGCCCGGTCAGCCTGACGTTGCGCAATATGCAGAACATCAAGACCTTTGAGGTGGCGGACGGTTACGCAAATCTGACCGGTCTGCGCCACGAGAACACGCCGTTCCCGGCTGCGCTTGATATTGTCAACGCAGCGGCCAAGCTCTACACGGTGCGCCTTGTGGGCATCGACTGGCAGCTTACCGGCACAGACCTGATGAATCGTTTGCTGGGCATGGGCGGCTACGACGAAAACGGTCTGGAAGTTCAGCAGTCCTCGCTGTCCGGCAAAGTCTATACCTCCGTCATTCGTCAGGCCGAGGTAGAGAAGTACACCGCAGCGTGGCCCGATTTGGCCCTGACCTATGGCGGGACCGTGCAGCAGTACAAGGTGACGTTCTGCGATTATGACGGGACAAAGCTGACCTTCAAGGATGGCTCCCCGGCAGAAATCCTCGTTGACCGTGGCGCGACCTGCCCTGACCCGGTGGCAACCGGGCTGATGGATACTCCGACCAGAGAAGCAACTCAGGCGGAAGTGTTCACCTATTCTGGATGGGATACTGTTCTGACGCAGGTGTTGTCCGAGCTGACCGTCAAGGCCACCTATACCAGCGTTCCGCAGCGCTATACGGTGCGCTGGTACTCGCAGACCGGCGTAGTTGTGGGCACAAAGACCGTAGACTATGACGCCGAGGCAGTACCGCCCGACGACCCGGAGCGCACGGACGAAGAGGGAAACTTCATCTATTATCTGTTCGACGGCTGGGATAAGTCCACGGCGCACGTCCGGGAGAATATGGACGTCTATGCACGGTGGATTAAAGGCGCCCTGCCCAACTTCGGCGACGACCTGTCCAACCTGACTCTGGCGCAGCTGTACGGCATCCGGCAGTCTGGTCGTTCTTCCCTCTATTTCACGGAGGACAACATCAAGACCCGCGTTCCGTTCACCATGGGCTATGAGCCGGAGTTCGACAACGTGGAGTCTGTGCTGCTGGCCGAAAATATGGAGCTGGACGGCAAGACCTCCAAAGATACCGGCGTGAAGATCATGGACAAGGACACCGGCTGGACGCTGGTTGTGGACTGCGTATTTGACCAGCCGACTGCTGAAGCCTGTGTGGCGGCTTGCTTTACCAAGACCGGCTATCATGGCTTCAAGGTGAAATACAGCAGCGGTACGGCCGTCCAGTGGTCTACCAACACCGTGAACAATGGTCGCGGCACTGGTTTGTCTACCATCTCCGGCATTGGTACGCAGTATGTATCCGACCAGTACCGTGAGCTGGTGGTTCTGCGCCACGTCAAGGGCAGCCGGAACCTGTTCGTTTATTTCGCAAACCCGAACGGCGACGACATCATTTCTCGCGAGCTGACCAAGACCATCGACACGGCCTCCGACGCGACGCTCATGCTGGGCTGCGACAATGACGGCAAGAACTTTGCGGCCGGCTTTCTGTACCGGTGCAAACTCTGGAAAGACGACCTCGGCGAAACTGAGTGCCTGAAGATGGCAGCATGGCCGCGCGAGGAAAGCTATTTGGAGGTCATCGGCACCGGCGGCGCGACTAAGACTGGTGGCGGCACGACCGCCATCGACCTGATTCACGCTGGTCTGCTGAACGGCTACCGTCGTATGAATCCGACCAACAGTAACGCCGGAGGCTGGCCCGCATCTGAGATGCGCAACTGGCTCCAGAATCGTTATTTGGCCGGTCTGCCCGCGGCTCTGCGCAGGATGCTGGTTTCCGTGCATATCTCGTCCGTTGACTACGGCGCGGGTACTGCTGGCATTCTGGAATCCGAGGATAAGGTCTATCTGCCCTCCATGCGCGAGATGAACGGGACCAACACGGAGCCGTTTGTGTACTGTGGCGAGCAGATTCCGTGGTTCACATCTGACCGTGTCCGCATCAAGTTTGCGGGCTATACGCTGGCGCAGAACATGAATTTCACTGTATCCAGCACCGCGCCCAAAGACCCTAAAAAGGGCGATGTGTGGATTTGCTCTGCTGATAGCAATGTGGGCTATCTTTGGAATGGGCACGCATGGGTCAGGGCGCGTTGGTATTGGCTTCGCGATGCTTCGGTGTCCGCGTCTACCTACTTCGGCGGTGTGTTCAACAGCGGTAGTGTGGGCTACTACAACAGCGCGGCGTACTACGGCGGCGTTCTGCCCCGGCTTCATCTATAAAATCTGGAAAAATCTGGGCGGCGTAGTCCGCCCAGACTAGATGCCGTTTATGAGAATAATCCTTAGGCGGCGAAGCCGCCTCGCGGCAAATTCTCTAAAATTGGTTCCAATTTGCCGGATTTTGTGATATTTTATCGTGGAGGAGGTGATAATGTGTCGGTTCTCGCAAGAAATCGCAGACTGTCAACGACAGAGTTTGAAATGAACTGCGCAAGGCTGGTGCAGCTGACCGCACAGCGGGCAGACCATATCCCGGCCCGGTACAAGAAATTTGTCAGGCCCCGGTTGATGGAGCTGACCACCAGCGCATACCATGCGGCCATCATGGCGAATGAGGCCGACAGTAGGACGGAGACCGGTCGAGCAGACCGGCGGAAGCTCTTTGAGCGCTCCATCCGATGTCTGGTTGCGCTTCAGAAACCACTTGTCGTATACTGGAGCCTGTTCGATTCCAAAGAGGGCGGCATCCGGGAGTGGGCAGACCTTGTAAATAAGGAACTGGCTCTTCTCCGCGGCGCTGCACACTTTGAGGATGACAGAGAGGTTCCCATGATAAAGACGTTTGACCTGAAATATTCGGAAGACCGGATGTTTCTGAACAAAATGCGAGAGCTGCACAAATACACCTACTCCAAAATCTGCACCGTACCTTTGGAATATAAGGACCACCTGTCCGACCAGATTTTGCAGTTCGTGGACGATGCGCTGTACTGCACCTTGCAGGGCAACGACAATTTCCCCACGACGCGAAAGCAGTATGAGGCGCGGGATAAGTACCTCAAACGGGCAATCGACAATCTGAACGGATTGCAGCGGCCATTGTATGCGCTGTGGAACGTCATGTGTTACAGTGAGAATATAATGGACGAGTGGGCGGGGCAGATCAATGAGTGCATCAAGCTCCTTTCCGGTCTGCGCAACTCTGACAAGAAGCGCTTCGGGAAGCTGAAATGATGGTTCCAATGGTGGCACGTTGTTTTAGGCTTTGCCGGTGGTATTGGCTTCGCGATGCTTCGGTGTCCGCGTCTACCAACTTCAACAATGTGAACAACAACGGTAATGTGGGCAACAACAACAACGCAACGAACAACAACGGCGTTCTGCCCCGGATTCAATGTTTGAAAGTAACCATGTATAAGGGTGAAAATATCCAGAGAATATTGAAGGAACGTGCAACCATCCGTCTGTAACGGCGGTAAATTGATGGCTGGCCTGTGCTAAGGCTGGCGCACCGTATCGGTGTCCCTGAGCGGGGCGGCGGGACGATTCTTTCATGGCAGGTCATGTGCTGGGCCTGTTTCATCACCGCTTCGCAAACCTGTTTAGAATGCACACTATAAGTAGCAGGAAGGGCGTAGATTCTTTGACCAATCGAGAACAAATCATGGCTAGGATAGAGCGAAGTAAAGCTCGGAAAGCCGCAAAACGAGAAGCACGGGCGCGCGGAACGTGGCGAGAGAACGGCAGCATTGATCTGGAACTGCTGACCAAGGCCGCCAACGATGCAGCCCGCCGCTGCTGCTGGCATGGGAAACCGGTCCGGGAGCAGATAGAAACCGCGCTGGAGCCGCGCACTCCCTATGCGGAGCTGCGTATCAAAGCTCTGGACCGGGTAAAGAGCCGGGAACAGCGGTTGCAGGACGTGACACCGCTCGGAGACTTCCGCAGCGTGTTCACGATTCAAAACCTCATGAAGTCTTTGCAGAAGCGCCGGAAAGGCGTCGAGTGGAAAGGCAACGTGCAGCGCTTCATCTTCCACGCAGTCTTGAAGTTGAAACGGCTGAAAGACTCGCTGCTGGAGGGTAAACTGAACGTCGATGCCACAATCCGACGAATCATGCTACATGAGCGCGGCAAGCTGCGTGAGATCCATGCAGTCATGATTGACTGCCGCGTTGTGCAGGGCTGCTATTGCGACAGCTGCCTTGTGCCGCTGACAGAGCGCACCCTGATTCGAGACAACCCGGCCAGCGTTAAGGGAAAGGGCGTCACAGATGCCCGAAACCGGCTGGCAATGTTCCTGAAAGAGCTGGCCGCGAAATACGGCAACGGCTTTTTCATTATGACCGGCGACTTCACAAAGTTCTTTGACCACCTCCGGCACAGCGATTGCCTGAAAAGATTCCGAGAAATCCGGCTTGACCGGATGCTTCAGGGCCTTGGCATGAAGATCGCCCGGATGTATCAGGAAAACGAGCTGCATGAAATTGCCGATGAAGCGGAACGGGCGGCAAAAGCGGAGCAGCTGCGCCGGCATAAAGGCATTGGTCTGACGCTGGGCAGCCAAGAATCGCAGACCATGGCGCTGGTTATCCCGAATGGGATTGACCATGCCGTCAAGGACAAGCTGGGCGTCCGGGCCTACGAGCGGTACATGGACGACACCATGGCTGCTGGCCCCTCGAAAGAGGAGCTGAGGCACGTTGGTCAGACTATCCAGAGTGAGGCGGCCGAGGTTGGGCTTTCGATGAACGCCAAGAAAACGGCAATCACAAAAGCCTCCAAGGGTATGAAGTTCCTGCAAATCTATTATAAGGTGACGGACACTGGACATCTTGTGAAGAACCTCGTGCGGGCTGGCATCGTCCGAATGCGGCGCAAACTGAAGAAGTTCGCAAGGATGGTTCAGCGCGGCGTCATGCGGCTGGACGATGCTTTCGCGTCGTTCTCTGCGTGGTTTGGCAACTCCTATCACGCCGACGCATACCGCACCAGAAAAGGAATGCTGTCCCTGTACTGGCGGCTGTTCCACGGATACCGAATGGAAGGAGTGTACGCATGATTTTTTATAAAATCCTTGCAGATGGCAAGGTGCTGGACGTCAATGACGTGTTTCTGCGCTGGCAGCCCAAACATGGCGTGATGCTCGTCTGCGACCCTGCAAAGGCAGAGTTCATCTGTCCGCGGGATTGCAGCGGGTACTATCATCCGTCGTGGCTCAATAAGCCGCCGGAGGGCGCTGTGTACGACGGCGAGATTGACGCCGAAGAAATCACCGAGGCTGAATATAGAGCGCTGCTGGAGCAGCTGGAGGCGGGCGGAACGGTGGTCAACCCGGAGCCTGACCCCGGCGGCACTGGCGGCGAGGATACCGGCACCGGTGACAATGAAACAAGCGACAGCGGCGGGCAGCAGAAACCCACCGTTGCAGATATGAAGCAGCTGGTCGATACCTGCGCAGACTTGCGGAAGCAGGTTCAGATGTTGACCGACTGTGTATTAGAGATGAGCGAGGAAGTCTATGGCTAAGTTGGCCGCCGACGTCCTTGCTCATTTTCTTTGCAAAATTTTAGGAAAGGAGGGTGTGCTTATGATGGCAATGCTGTGGGCACAGCAGATTATGTTCGGCAAAAAGACTTTTGCCGAGGTCCCGGCCAAGCTGAAGAGCAAAGTTCGGGAGCTGCTCATTGATTCCGGCTGCGAAGACCTTATCACCGAGGACTAAGCAGGGAGAAAACAGGAAAGGCGACTGCGTAGAGGTACGCGGCCGCCTTTTTATTATGGAGGACTGACATTGAACATCGACGACATCAAGGAACTTTTTACAGCCGGGGGCGGGGCGCTCGTGGTCCTCCTGACCCTCGTGCAGATTTCGCCCATCAAGCTGAATCCGTGGAGCAAGCTGGCCCAGCTCATTGGCCACGCTCTGAACGCTGAGGTGTTGGAACAGCAGAAGCAGACACAGCAGAAGCTCGACGAACACATCAAAGTTGACGACGAGCGGAACGCCAACCTGCTCCGTACCAAAATTTTGAGGTTCAACGATGAACTGATCGACGACCGAAAGCACACCAAAGAACATTTCATTGAAGTCCTTGCCATCATCGACGATTACGAGGACTACTGCCGCGACCACCCGGATTACAAGAACAACCGCTGTACCCACGCGGTGGCGAACATCAGCAGGGTGTATGACGAAAGATTGCAGAAGCACGATTTTTTATAAGGAGGTATGAGGCGTGAGCGTTATCACCTATAAGCGCGGCGACGGAACAGCGCTGACCAAAGATTTTGTCCGGTCTGAGTTCGACTGCCCCTGTGGGTGCAGCACCCAGATGGTAGACCCTGAGCTGACAGAAAAGCTCCAGCGCATCCGCAATGTGCTGGGCAAGCCTATCAAAATCACCAGCGGCTACCGCTGTCTGAAGCATAATCAGGACGTGAAAGGCGGCACGAACAGCCGCCACCGGTACGGCATGGCCGCTGACTGGCGGCTCAAAGACCGCAGCGTGAACCCGGTCGCGCTGGGCATCATCGCTCAGGCGGTCGGCTTCGGCGGCGTCGGCATCTACTGGTACGGCGGGAATGCGTTCTGTCATGCAGACACCCGCGGGGCTAAGGCAACGTGGCTGTGCGACGCGGCGCTGCACTATCCGTCCACCACCTACCTGAAGTTCATCTTGCCGACCGTCAAGCGCGGCTGCACAGGTGATGCAAACCGGGCAGCGACGAAGATGCTCCAGCGTCTGCTTGGTCTGACCCCGGACGGCATCTTCGGTGAAAAGACCGAAACCGCCCTGCGGAAAGCGCAGGAGAAGCACAAGCTGGCCGTGGATGGCATCTGCGGTCCTGCATCGTGGCGGGCACTGTCCAGCGCGGACAAGTACCTTGCCAAGCTGTGAGGTAACATCTATGCAGGAACTTCACATCAACGTCAAGGCTGATGGGTGCCATAAGCGCAAGAAACAGCGGTCACAGCGCGGTTTCATGGATAAAGCAGTAATCTATTGCCTGTTCATGTGTACTGTGCTTGACGCGGCTGTTTTGGCGCTGTACTGGCACAGCGTCACGGCCCCGGACAGTCTGGCTATTGCGGCCATGGCTGCACCGTGGATGGTCGAATTTGGCGCGATGGCGTCCATCAAGAACAAAAAGCCGAAGAACACCACCGACAACGACACTGAAAACGAAGGAGAATAATTATGGATGAACTCATGAAAACCGTTTTGACCGCCTGCATCCCTGCTCTGACCGTGGTATTCGGCTGGGGCCTGAACAAAGCTGTCAGCATTGCAAACAGCTATATCAGCAACAAGTTTGCCCAGAACTGCCTTCAGAATGCGGCGAACGCCGTCTTCAACGCGGTTCAGTATGTGAATCAGACCTACGTTGACGCGCTCAAGGAGGCGGACAAGTTCGACGAGGACGCGCAGCGCATCGCCTACAACCGCGCACTGGCCGCGGCGAAGAAAGCTCTGACGCAGGAAACCGTCACGTTCATCAAGGAAACTTTCGGCGACCTCGACAGCTATCTGAAGCCGATGATTGAGTCTCAGGTTCGCAGCCAGAAGGTCTATATGTGATGTTTTCGTAGCGTCACGCAAACGTCGGAGACCATTTTCGTGACGCGCCGAAAATGGTTCTGACCCGCTTACAAAGTATAAGCGACAGCAAAAAAATCAGCGTAAAGCGCGTATAAGATCAAGGCTCCCTTTGACCCGAAACGGTCAGAGGGAGCCTTTTTTCTTTGCGCTGAGATAAAGCCCTTTTCGGCTGCAAAAATCGAAAGTGGGGCCAAAAGTGGGGCCAGAGCATAAAGAAAGACGCTGATTCTTGACGAACCAGCGTCTAAAAAGGATGGAGCGGGCAATGGGAATCGAACCCACCTCCTCAGCTTGGAAGGCTGATATACTAGCCGATGTACTATACCCGCAATTGCAGAAAGAATTATACCATAACTTTCCGCAAATGTCCAGCATGAATTTAGCAGCTGCATAGCTGGGCAGACACAACAAAAAAGCACCGCACATTCCTGTGCAGTGCTTTTCTTTCTGGTGGAGATTACCGGGATCGAACCGGTGACCTCTTGCATGCCATGCAA